CGGATTTGGGGCCAAGTCGGAGCACAAGGTGACGGTTGAGCATCGGGACCTGACCGGGCCGGCGATGCTGGCGCGGATCAATGAGCTGGCGGAGAAGTTTGGCATCGGGGCTGGGAAGCTGCCGCTGATCGAGCAGGTGGTACAGGAGGAGGTTCCACGTGAAACAGGGACGGTCGGCGAGTCTGATCCTGCCGGGGGAGCGGCATCTGCGGGCGGGGCGGGAGCTTGATGGGCGGATCTGGATTCAGGTGGACAATCAGGCGCGGGTGATGGTGCCGCCGGCCAAGGCGGTGCTGTACGCGGTGGAGCTGCTGAAGTTGTGCGGGGTGCAGCTGGCGGTCGATCGGGTCAACGAAGAGGTGGCCGATCTTGAATACCGAGGATGATGCTTTTCGCGAGCGGTGGCGCTTCCCGATTGACGAGGAGGCGAAGGAGCTGATCGACAAGTTTGATCGGCTGAAGGAGATGATGGAGCCGCTTCCCTGGTGGCAGCGTTTGTGGTGGTGGTTGCGGGGATGGTGGTCTTGAATACCGCGCTTAAGCAGACCCAGGCCGAGCTCGAGGAACTGGAACAGGCGCACAAGTATTTTCGGCTCGCATTCTTCCGACCTTATCCAAGACAGCGTGAGTTCATTACCCTCGGCCGCAACAAGCGCGAGCGGCTGCTGATGGCTGCGAACCGCATCGGCAAGACCGAGGTCGGGGCCTACGAGGCCGCGGTGCATCTGACCGGGCTCTATCCGCAGGACTGGCCCGGGCACCGGTTCGTCAAACCGGTCAAGATGTGGGCGGTCGGGGTGACGGCCCAGGCCACCCGCGACGTGGTGCAGGAGAAGCTGTTCGGAGCCCCGGGCGTGACCGAGGCGTTCGGCACCGGCATGATCCCCAAGAGCCTGATCATCGACGTGTCGTCGGCCCGCGGGGTGACGGACGTGATCGACACCGGGCAGGTGCGGCACGCCAGCGGCGGGATCTCGACCATTACGTTCCTCTCGGCCGAGAAGGGGCGCGAGAAGTTCCAGGGCACCGGGCTCGATGCGGTGTGGTTCGACGAGGAGCCGCCGCTCGATGTCTACTCGGAGGGCCTGACCCGCATCGGCGATCGCGACGGCATCGTGTGGGTGACGTTCACGCCCCTCAAAGGGCCGACCGCGGTGGTGCTGCGCTTCACCGACGAGCCCTCGCCGAACCGGGCCTGGGTATCCATGACCCTGGGCGACGTGCCCCTGGTGGGCGCGGGTGGGCATCTGACGGCCATCCAGAAGGCCAAGATGGAGGCCGACTATCCGGCGCACGAGCGCGATGCCCGCACCCGCGGCATTCCTATGCTCGGCGAGGGGCGCATCTTCATGACCCCCGAGGAGCAGATCTCCGAGGCGCCGATCGCCAATATCCCGATGCACTGGAAGAAGCTGTGGGGGATCGATTTCGGCATCGGCCATCCGTTCGCCGCCGTGCTGGCGCTGTGGGACGCCGACAACGATGTGATTCACCTGCACCACTGCGTCAGGATGCCTGACGCTATTTCGCTGGCGCATGTGCAGGCCTTGAAGCGGATCGGCGCCCAGGTGCCGGTGATGTGGCCGCGGGACGGGACCGAGCGCGACGTGCATTCCGGCGAGCCGATCGCCGACACCTATCGCAAGCTCGGGCTGTTGATGCACCACGAGCACGCCACCTGGCCGGACGGCGGCGTCTCGACCGAGGCCGGGGTGTACGAGTGGGACCAGCGCGAGCGCACCGGCCGGCTGAAGGTGGCCTATCAGCTGTCGGACTGGTTCGACGAGCGCCGGATGTACCATCGCAAGGATGGCAAGATCGTCAAGATGAAGGACGATCTGATGTCGGCAACCCGGATTTTGATCATGATGCGGCGGTTTGCCCGCGCCTGCCCGGTGGGCTCGGAAGCACGCCCGCGCAGCAATGGGCAGTTCTACGCCAGCGGTATTGATTTCGAATTGACTTAAGCCGTGAATTTTGGGCTTCCGGCCCCTTCCATAGGCTCCCTCCCACAGCGTCTGACGCGCTGAAGTGCGTCCCTCTTGGGCGTTCCTCCCTGAACTTGGCCGGCGGCCTCCTGCCGTCGGTTCTTTCAGGATACGGGAGAAAGACATGCCGTCCGTTATCCAGCCGGCCATGGGGCTCGGGGACGCGCTCATGGCGCAGGCATCCGCCGAGACTGACGACGAGCGCAAGAAGCGCCTCGCCCAGATGCAGCAGCAGAAGATCGGGGTCAGCCCGCTCTCCGGCATGATGGGCTCGACCCGTCAGGGGGCGCTGTCATCGGTGTATGGCGGTGCATACTGAACTCATCGACAAGCACCTCAACGGCTCCTGGCAGGCGCGCACGCTCAGCTATGCGACCGACCGCCCAGGATCCTCAGATTATGTCTACGCGCGGCACCGATTCGGCGCTGTCTTGCTATCGATGCTGGCCCATCGATTTGATGACGATCAGGAGTTTCTGGTCCTCATGCATTGCGTGCATCCGTTCTTTCGCGCGATTACTGGTCCGATACTTTCGAGCATCGGTCGCATCAACAAGTCGGGCTGTGTTGTGGCTGATATGGTTCATGGTGGAATGCCGCGTCACCGCGTCGTGTTATTTCCGTCCGTCAGACAATTCGAAGGCGAGTGTCGCCGGTTTTGCGACAAGATGCATTTCCGCGACAAGGAACGCATTGAGTTCTTCGAGATGGTGAAGCTGTGGCTCGCCGCCGACGAACGGCTCGATCCAAGCATGAACCCGCATGATCCCGACGCCAAGCGGCTGGTGCATTGATGGCAAATGATCTGATCGAACAGACAGACATGCCACGGCCGCGCCAGATCGGCGCGCGCGAAGCCGATATCGTCCGCAGCGTGCTGGCCGAGTTCGGTCAGTATCAGACCTGGCGCTGGAATTTTGCCGAGCAATGGGAAGAAGCGGCGCAACTGATCCTGCCAACAAGCAGGAATACGTTCTACTATCAGAACTTCAATTGGCCCGGCGGTAAGAAAACCCGCGAGCAAATAGACGCAACAGGCGCGCTCGCGCTACATCGGTTCTGCGCTATTGCCGATTCGCTGGTGACGCCGAAGAATCTGATCTGGCACGGGCTGCGCGCGGGCGGTCCCAACGCCGATTACATCATGAAGGATCGCGCCACCAGGTTGTGGTTTGAAAATGCAACTCGAGTTCTGTTCCGACTTCGGTATTCGCCGAACGCAAATTTCGCCGGTCAAAACTACAACAACTGGCAGTCGCTCGGAGCGTTTGGTAATGCAACTATGTATGTCGATGCGTTCGACGCTCGGCATTGGGGCGGCACACGCGGACTGCGCTATAAGGCTATTCCGCTTGGCGAGACGTTCTTCGGCGAGAACCATCAGGGTAAAGTGGATCGGATGATCCGCTGGTTTCGCATGACGCCGTATCAGGCGGTGCAGAAGTGGGGCCTGGAAAACCTGCCAGTTGCCCTGCAGGCGCCGTATCAGCAGCAAAGCAAGTGGCCCTATCAATTCCTGCACTGCGTGCGCCCGCGCCGCGACCAGGACCCGCAGCGGCTCGACGTGAAGGGCATGGCGTTCGAAAGCTACTACGTCTCGGTCGAAGGCCAGTGCCTGATGGAGGACGAGGGCGGCTATCGCAAGTTTCCGTTCTCGGTGCATCGCTACGATCAAACACCCGGCGAGGTCTACGGCCGCGGTCCCGCCCAGATCGTGCTGCCGGCGCTGAAAACCCTGAATGCGGAAAAGACCGTCTATCTAAAGCAGGGGCATCGCGCCGCAGATCCGGTATTGCTGACGGCTGACGATGGCCTGATCGATTTCAATCTGCGGCCAGGCGCGCTCAACAAGGGCGCCATGACCATGGACGGCAAGCGCCTGGTCGATGTGCTGCCGACCGGCGATTTCGAAATCGGCGAGAAGATGATCGCCGAGGAGCGAAGCCTGATCGACGATACGTTCCTGGTGTCGCTGTTCAAGGTGCTGACCGACAATCCCAACATGACCGCCACCCAGGTCATCGAGCTGGTCAACGAAAAGGGCATGCTGGTCGCGCCGACACTCGGTCGCCAGCTCGATGAGCGCTCGCAGATGATTGAGCGCGAGCTCGACCTGGCGATGTCCATGCGAATGCTCGAGCCGATGCCGCCGGCATTGCGTGACGCAGGCGGCGAATACGAGGTGGTCGATACCTCGCCGCTGGCCATGGCCGCACAGCAGGGCGAGGTCGCCGGCTTCTTCCGCACCATCGAAGGCGTGCGGGAACTGGTCAACATCACCCAGGATCCGAGCTATCTCGATCCGTTCAATTTCCAGGTCGCGATCCCGGAGATTGCCCGCAGACAGGGCGTGCTGGAAAGCTGGATGGCGTCGGCCCAGGAAATCGCCGGAAAGCAACAGGCCCGCGCCCAGCAGCAGCAGCGCCAGCAACAGATTGAGTCCGCTCCCGGCCAGGCCGCCTTAATCAATGCCTACGCCAAGACCGGGTTGCAGGGCACGCAGGGACAAGCGCCTGCATGATTCCTCTGACTGAATACGAGGAAATGAAGCGGGCCTACCAGCTCACATTCAGCAGTGAGGCTGGCAAGGCCGTCATCCGCGATCTGGTCAGGTTCTGTCGTGCCAAAACAACGACCAACGCCGAGCCGCTGCTCGAGGGCAGGCGCCAGGTCTACCTGCGTATCATCCAGCACCTCGAGCTCACCCGCGAGGAATTGAGAGAACTGTTCCCCGACATGGAGAAG